CACGAGGGACACGATGGCCAGACCAGGGTTTTCGACGGCAGTCAAGGGCGGCGCGACCGTCAAGGCGCTCATCGTCACGGTGGCGCAGCTCGGCGCACTCGTGGCGTTCGCCGCCGGTTCCATGAAACTGCGCATGCCCGAGACGGGCAAGATCATCGGGGTCTCGCTCAACGTCGCCGCGGGCGGCGGCACCCACAGCACCAGCACGATCGACGTGCTCGAGGGCGCGACCAGCCTCCTGGCGGCGCCGTTCGATGTGGCCGCCGCCGTTGCGGCGGCTGGCACCATCGTCGACAAGGAAGGGACGGCGCTCGCGGCCGCGGCCGACATCGTCCTGAAGGACGCCGCGATCAGCATCACCGCGGCCGAGTCGGGCGGCAGCGCGCCGACGACGCGCGGGCTGACGGTGCAGATCGACTACGTGCCGCTGGGCGACTAGGCCGATGCTGCGATCCGTCGCGGCCAACTCGACGGCCGCCTATCTCGCCGAGGGCACCGCCGGCCAGGTCAAGGGCCTGGCCGGGGCCCGGCTGACCGCCGCGGCGGCGACGGCCACCGCCGTCATCCGCGAGACCGACGGTTCGGGACGGGTGCTCGCCACGCTCTCGGCCGCGGCCACGACGGCCGACGAGTTCCGGCCCGCGCGCCCGGTCGCGTTCGTGGGCAACGTGCACGTGACCATCGCCGGAGCCGGCGCGCAGCTCAACCTCTTCGAGGCGTAGGGCGGCGCCGACGTCGCCACCATGATCAGCCGCGCCACCGTCCGGACGAAGGCCAAGGCGTATGCCCAGGACGCCGGGCCGGGCACGTCCGCAATCGGAGTGCAGCTGCTCCTCAACCTCTCCGACTACGACCTGGGCCTCCTCCAGGCCCTCCAGATCTTCAGCGTCGATCGCCCGAACGTGCGGGTCGTCGACCACCCGATCGCGACCGCGGGCTTTCGCCTGGCACTGGCCGGCACGGGCGTGCTCTCCAGCCTCGCCGGCGCCGACGCCTGGGTCGACGGCAAGAGCGCGCTGCGCGCGGTCTACCTGCCCTGGGACGTCACCACCCAGGGCCAGGCGCCTCTCGACGAGAACACCTGGCGCGTGGTGCGTGACCCGGCGGCCGTCGTCCTCGAGTTGCTCGACCGGTCGGCCAGCGTCGGCCAGGTGCTGCGGCTCGTCTTCACCAGCGTTCACAGCCTGACCGAGGCGCCGAACACCGTGGCCGCGCCCACCGTGGCGCCAACGGCCGCGGTCTCGAGTCAGGGCCCCGGGGCCGTCACCGCCGGCACCCACAGCTACGTCTACACCTGGGTCACCCAGCACGGCGAGACGGCCCCGAGCCCGGCGTCGGGCGTGGTCGACGTCACCGCGCCTGGGACCCAGGGGCAGGTGGCGCTCACGATCCCGATCTCGACCGACCCGGGCGTGACGGCGGCGCGCGTCTATCGCACGGTCGCCGGCGACACCGGCACGCGGAAGCTGGTGAGCCAGTTCCCGATCGAGGGCTTCGGCACGCAGGGCCTGAGCGTCTACGACAACGTCGCCGACGGCAGCCTCACGGCCAACGTCCCTTCGGCGAACACCGCCGGGGGTGCCAACACGGTGCCCGACGGCGACGAGGAAGCCCTGGCCGTGCTGACGGGCAGCGTCTACCTGCAGCTGGCCGCGGTGAAGGCCGCGCAGAACACCGGGACCACGGGCTTGCCGAACGACCTCGTCGATCGACGGACGCAGTCGGACATCTTCCGGTCGCGCGCCAAGGAGTTGCGCGAGCACTACAACACGCTCGTCGGGAAGGGCGCGGCGGCCGACCTGGCGCCGGCCAGCGCCACCAAGGACCTCGACGTCCCCGATCGCTGGGGCCTCGGCCGCCTGTGGGCCACAGCAGGGGTGCGCTGATGGCGCGTTTTGTGGAGCGCGGGGGCGGGGGGATCGGCGTCGCCGGCGCCGGCCGCGTGGGCGACTACGGCATCGAGGTGCGGCTGCCGGCCATCCCCCTCATGGTGCCGGCCCAAGCCGCCAGGCTGCTGAACGACCTGGCAGTGCAGACGCTGCGCTTGGCGCTGCAGACCGTCGCCGGCCACGTCAGCGACGAAGCCACGACGTTCGCGGACACCGGGGCCCTGGCCCAGTCCTTCGGCGCCGATCCCGCCACCACCACCGGCGGGATCGAGCTGCTCGGCGTCGACATGGCCACCGGGTTCGCCGGGCGCGTGTTCAGCGCGCTGCCGTACGCCGTGGTGATGAACGATGGCCGCCGGCCCGGCGCGCCGATCAGCCGCGCCGGCATCGACGCGATCGGGCTGTGGGCGCAGCGCAAACTGGGGATGAGTGCCGACGAGGCCGCCGACGCGAAGTGGGCGATCGCGAGCGCCATCGTCGCCCAGGGCCTCCCAGGCACCGGCTACTTCGAGACCGGCATCAAGCGCGCGCAGCCGACCATCGACCAGCTGTTCGCCGCCCTCACGCAGGCGATCACGGAGGGCCTCGCCGGGGAGCGAGGCGAGTCCTGATGGCCGTCATGACGCCCGCGGCGTGCGTCGCCGCCATGGCCGCGCTCATCGCGACCGTGGACGGTGCCGGGCGTGTGCATCCGTGCCGCCGGCAGCTGCGCACCGAGCCGCAGATCAAGCAGCACCTCTGGGACGAGCAGCGGAATCGCGTGTGCGGCTGGTTCATCAGCCCCGCGGGCGCGAACACGTCCGTAACCGAGCGGAACCCCGGCCACCACGGCATCGGGATCAAGGGCGGCGGCAACGTCTTCACGACCTTCCAGTTCCAGATCGAAGGCTACTTCGGCCTCGACGACGCCCACGAGAGCGAAGCGGTCTGGCGCGACCTCGTGTGGGCGGTCGCCGACGAGTTCAACGCCTACGGGCTGCTGAACATCGTCGGTATCACGCACCAGCTGCCGGCCGACGTCGAGCAGTTCGGCTATGCGCTGCTGGCGGGGATGCCCCTCGTGCACTTCGCCCGCATCGGCGTCGGCTTCCAGGGGCGCACGCGCCCCGCCTGACGAGGAGTGGTCATGTTCACCCTGATCCGCATCACGACGACGCCGGCGAGCCCTCTGCGCGTCCAAGTCGCCCAGCCCCAGGACAGCGACGCCGGCCTCACGGTCGGCGGCTCGTTCTACTTCATGCCCGCCGGCGACCCGAACGGCGACGACCGCGCCGGCATGACCGAGCACGCGGCGCGCACCATCATGGGCGACCCAGGTCTGGCCCCGCACTTCCGCTGCGAGCCGGCACTGCCCGCGCCGGCCGACAGCCCGGCGCCCGCCCCTTCGACTCCGCCGCCGCCGGCACCGCCGGCGGCCCAGGACCTTGGCATCGCCATCCGAGAGGGTGGCCGCGCCCGTCGCTGACGTCGTTCGAACGCACACGAGGACCTGACCCATGACCATCGAAACCGGAGCACTCGAACAGGCCTACGCGAAGGTCGAGACGACCTACGCGGCGAGCGCGGCGACCGGCGGTGAGGCCCTCTCGGCCACCGACGCCATCCGCCACCTGGAGCTATCGCTCACGTCGAAGAAGAACCGCGAGCCCAGTCCGGAGAAGCGGGGCACGCCCGACGTGCAGCAGTCGCTGCCGCGCCGGCAGACGTCGGCCTTCAACCTGTCGTCGATCATGTGGGAGCCGAGCGGCACGCTGGGCACGATCGCGAACGTCGGCAAGTTCCTGAAGGCCGGGTTCGGGGCGAACCACGTCCTCAGCCTGACCACCACGATCAACGACGCCGGGCCCACCGCCACCGACTTCGACCTGACCTCGGTGACGGGTCTCGCCGTCGGCGATCTGATCGCCGTGACGATGCCGGATGGCACGCGGGAGATCACGCGCATCAAGGCCATCGCCAGCAACAACGTGACGGTCGACGCGCTCTCGACGGCCCCGGCCGATACCGCCGCCGTGGTCTCGGGCATCACCTACAAGCTGGCGAACAACATCACCGAGTCGCTGGCCATCTACAAGTACTACAACGCCGGCGGCTTCAAGCAGGCGACCTTCGGCAACGTCGTCGATCAGATACAGATCACGCTGGACGGCACCCGCGAGGTGCTGCTGGCCTTCCAGGGGCCGGCCGGCCGCTACGCCGACAGCAGCGCGGGCGGCGGCACCGTCCAGGCGGCTCCCGGCGCACACACGACCGTTGGCGCGCCGGCCAGCGGGCTGGTCGGGACCGGCCTGGTCGACGGAGCGGCGTTCGCCATCATCTCGGCAGCCGTCACCATCAACAATCAGCTCGAGCTCCGCAACAAGGAGCTCGGCACGGCCTGGGCGAGCGGGATCGCCGGACGGGCCGCGATGCGGCAGGTCTCGGTCAGTGTCACCGCCTATCTCGAGGACCTGAACCTCCTCGGCAAGGCCAACAGCGTCACCACGGCCGTGCTCCGCCTGCTCGTCGGCCAGACCAACGGCTCGATGGTTGGCCTCGTCCTGCCGAAGGTCGAGTTCGAGATCCCCGACGTGGGCAACGAGATCGGGCCCAAGGAGATCACGCTGGAGGGCGTCGCCTACGCGACCAACGGCAACGACCAGATCTTCGCCGGCGAGCTCTGATCCGTCTCGCGCGCGAGGCGCCCAGGCGGGTGGCGCCTCGCGGCCGAGCCTGGCCAACCTACCCGCCCCAGCCCAGGGGGAGAAACCCGCATGGCTCTGCATCTGAGTTACGCCACCGGAACCTATCGACCGCCGGACGATGTCATCCCCGGTAACGCCGCGGCGAAGGATCCGGTCGAGTTCGACTTGGCGCCGGCGGAAGGCGCGGACATCGCGCGCATCCGCAGCATCCTCGTCGCCGTCGGCGGCACCGTGAGCTCGCAGGTCCAGTGGGGGCCGGCGGTGCAGGAGGCGGTCGTTGCCGCGTTCAGTCACGGGGCGCCGGCCTTCATCGATACGGTCACGGCGGTGCGCGGCCTCACCGTGCCGGCCGTGATGGCGCGCCGCGCGGGCCTCATCAGGGACCTGCCGACGCGGGTGCAGGCCGGGGCGGGCGTCGCGATGCCGGACCCTGACGCCCCGGTGCCCATTCGGACGGGGCTGGAGTTCTCCCGCGTGTGCGGTTTCGTCTCGGGCCTGGCCATGCATGTGGCCAACGAAATCGTGCAGCTCACCAACAAGAGCGGGATCGACGCCCGTTTTTTCGCGCGGCCTTCTGGTTCTGGTGGTCCGGAGATCTCGGCCGCGACGAGTGGCAGTGCGACACCTGCCCCGAACCCACCCGACGCGCCCGCAACTGCGGACGCCGCGACGACGCCGGCGAGCTAGCCCCATGGCACCTCCCGCTCCAACCCGTCACGACCAAGCGGGTCCTGCCTGGGGGCCGCGTCGTGTCGCGTGTGGAACCGCTCGGCGGCGTGTTCGCGCCGGTGCCGGGCCGGGCGCAGCGGCCGGCCTACGCCTACGGACCGAAGGACGCCACGACGAAGCCGGTGCTGTTCCAGTGTCCGGTGTCGGCGATCCCCGACGTCGTGTGGGAGCTGCTCGAGCACTGGCAGCAGAGCCGGGTCTTGGGGTGCCTGCCGGTCGCCGGCGGGCTGGTCGACCAGCCGCTGCTGGTGCGCCGGGCGTTCCCGGTCTTCGAAACCGAGATGCGGGCGATCGAGGACGCGCGCCGCGGCCCCGGAGCGAGCGCGGCGGCGATGGCTGGCGCGCTGGCGTCGGCGCTTGGCGGTGGCCGGCGGCCGCGGCGGTAGGAGTCTGACCCATGGCGCTGTCCCGCGCCGAGATCGAACTGCTCATCAAGGCCCGGAGCGACGCCGACAAGGCGTTCCAGGAGCTCGCGAGCAACATCAAGCGCGTCACCGGCGAGTCGGCCACCGCCACACAGGGCATGGCGGGCCTCGGCGACAAGACGAAGAGCAGCGGCACGGCAGCCATTGCGACCGGTGTCGCCTTCGGCACGCTCGCGGATCGTCTCGCCCGGGGGCTCGTCTCGGCATTCCAGGACACGATCGCCGCGGCCAACCGGCTCGACGCCGGGCTCATCGGCCTTCGCTCCGTGGCCAGCGCCTTCAAGCAGGATGCGGGCCTGGCCGAAGAGGCCGCGAAGCGGCTAGCGAGCGACGGGCTGATGTCGGTGGGCGAAGCCGCGGCGGGACTGAAGAACCTGCTCGCTGCCGGCTTCGGTCTCGATCAGGCGATCACCTTGATGGGGCGCTTCAAGGACTCGGCCGCCTTCGGCCGTCAAGGCGCGCTCGACTTCGGTCAGGCCATCGTCAGTGCGACGGAAGGGGTCAAGAACGGGAACAGCATCCTCGTCGACAACGCCGGCGTGACGAAGAATCTGTCGGTCATCCTGACGGAGGCGGGCTTCGCGGCGTCGGATCTCTCGAAGGCCTCGACGGACGCCAATGTCCGACTGGCCCTCTTCAACGGCATCCTCAAGGAGACCACGCCCCAACTTGGCGACGCGGCGCGCTTCCTCGACACGGCGGCCGGCAAGCAGGCCCAGCTCTCTGCCTAGGTCGAGATTGCCCAGCAGAAGATCGGGAAGGCCCTGCAGCCGGCCCTCAC